GCATCCACGCCTTCCCGATACTGCCCCAACGCATTGTTGAGTAGTCTCCAGTCTGTGGGCTGGCCAAATTGGAAAGCGGGCGGTGTCGTGAAGGACATGGTGCTGTTACCTCAGAAAGAGCGGCCGCCAAGGGAATTGCCGCCCGTTGGGCTGCTCGGGAAGTAGCTCTTGATGCCGCCGTAAACCGACTGGAATGGTGAGATGCCGGCCTTGCCCGGCGTCAGCGCATTGACGGCGAGGCTGCCAACGCCCAGCAGATTATTGATGCCGTTCTGGCTCGCCTGGGACATGGCGCTGCCGAGGTTTACGTCATTACCAGCCAGCGCGTTGTAATACTGGCTCGTAAGGTTCGCGAGGTTGTTTCCCTGCGATCCGTAGATGCCGGCGCGTGCGTTCGCCTCACCCGTCGAGAGGTCCGCTTGGCCGCGCGCAAGCCCCGTCGAGAGGTCCGCCAAGCCGCTGCCGCGCCGCGCCTCGAGGTCGGCCAACTGCCCACCCGTCTGCTGCGTCAGGCTTGCTGCTTGCGAAGAGGCGCCATAGCCGCGCTGCGCACTCGCATTGACGTTGTTGATGTAGTTCTGGAGATCCTGCGCCGCCATCTGCTGGCCGGTGCGGGTGGCCGCCAGCAGGGCACGGCCGCCATTAAGCGAACCCCGCGCGTTGGCTGCTGCCGCCGCATCCGCTGCCACCTTGGCATTGCGCGCCGCCACCAGCGGATTGTTCTGATCCGCAAAGCTCGCATACATGGACGTTTGCGCGCCCGTGCCGTTTACGCCGGCATAATCGTCCAGGATCTTCTGGTTCTTGGTGCCGGACTCGATCCACGGGTTAAGATAGGCGGTGGAGCGTCCGAGATAGTCGGTCGCCTGCCCTTTGGCGGCGTCAATGCCGCTGTTGAAGTCGTTGCGCGCGGCGCCGTAGCCGCTGGTGAGGTTGGACCGCGCGGCGCCATACCCGGTTCCAATCTCCCCAAGCGCCGCGTCGCGGTTCTGCCCCAACTGCGTCGAGGCGAGATTGTAACCCGTACCCAGATTTGCCTTGGCGTTGGCACTCGACTCCTGCGCATAGCGCTTGGAATCGTCACCGAACAGAGATCCGAAGAAGCTCATGTCATGTCCTTAGACGAAGGTGCCGCAGAGGAGATTGTATTGAATGCCGACCGCTGGAAACGTGACGGAGTTCGATCCGATCGAATTGCGATCCGCCGCGCGCATGTACACGCGCTCATGCAGGTAGAGGACGCCGCCGCTGGCGAGAAACGTGTAAGCCGCGATGCAGGAGACCACGGCGTTGTTGTTGGGCGTGGCACCAACGCCGGTCCCTACAAACTGATGAACGTAGGTGCCGCCCGCATTGAACCAGCCGCGCGCTGTGACCGATCCTGTTCCATCGCCTGTCGTGACGTAGAAGGACCCCCGCACCGTATCTGCTGCAGCATTGATCGATGCGAGGCTATAGAGCGCGTCTACATTGGGCCGGGTGCTCGTACCTGAGAACGGTTCAGTCGCTGTGTAGCCGTTGAGGCTAACCGATCCGCTGACCGAGTTCGTGGCGCAAAACAGCCGCTCATCCGTGTTGAAGACAATCGTCCCATCCGTATCGCGGATGGTGATATTGCCGCCCGAAATGCTCAGGAGCGTCGTCAATCAATCTTGACCGTCGTGTAGGTCGGATCGCCAGTGACCACTGTGGCGCCCGTACCCGTTGAGGTGTAGTTCTTGCTGGCAATGGCGCAGCTCCACCGCCACCCCGGAAACCCGCCGACGCTCAATCCGCCGACATAAAAGGTCAGGCCTTTGAGGATCGGAAACGAACTGGCTGACGATCCCGCCCGCAGATATCGCTTTTGGCTGTCAAACTTGCCGTCTGCCAATTGAATGCGGCTTGTGGTGATCGAAAGCAGCGCGCTCATGCGACCAGCTTGTTTGTCAGGTAGATGACGTAGTTGAACGAGGCCGTGCCGTAGGCCGTTGACTGCTCTGCGATGCTGTATTCCTGCAGAACGATGTTGGTGGCGTCAGCCCCAAGATGCAGGAAGCGCGCAAAGCTGGGCGTCGTCGGCGTCGTAGTGCCCTGCTGCACAACCATCACCGATCCGACCAACGGCACCCAAGATCCCAGATTGATGCGACCTTCGACATAGGGCACCCCAGCCCGTCCATGGGCTGCAATGGTGTACGTGGCCAGATAATCCGTGTTAGCGCTCACGGCCGGCAGATTGATCGTGCCGCTATATGTAGCAATGACCGCCGGATACTCGAGTGCGCTGTGAAAGTGCAGCCGCGACACGTAAGAGAGCGGCGACGAAAGCGGCGCATCATCGATGGCCGTGCTCTCCACGTCATAGATGGCCAGACTTCCGCTGTCGTATTTCAACCGCCGCTGCGTGGACATCAGGTCGTGATGGTGAGGGTCTTGTTGTTGAGGTCAATCACCATCTTGCCATCTGCGCTTTGCAGGACGCCGGCCGTGATGGTGCCGATGTTGGCCGTGATGGCAGAGAGAGACGTCACAGCCAGGGACCGCGCCAGGATCGTTCCATCCACGAACAGATTGCCGTTAATGCCCACGGTCGGAACGCCGTTAACGAGGCCGGTGATGAACGCCTGGATTTCTGTCCCATCAACGGACGGGTGAACGATGATGAATTTGTCGGCCAGCACGGCGAAATTCGTCGTGGCGTCCGTGCCGTCCAGCTTGACCTGGCCAACAATGCGGCCATTCACGTTTCGATTGATCGTGTAGGCGCCGTTGACCTGATCGATAGTGACGTTGATGGTCTCGACGGCGGCGGCCGTGCCGCGCACCGTTTGCAGCAGCAGCTTGATCCACGGCGCCCAGACCTTCGTCCACCGCCCGCTGCCATCCACGGCGCGGGAGGTGAGAGAGGGCAGAGCTGTGGTGGTGTCCGCCATCAGCCGCGCACCGCCTGCGCATCAACCGCAAGCCCTGTAATCGCCTTGGCGGCCGAATTGCGGGAAACGCCGGGGGTTGCGTCCACAAACATCATGAAAAACCGCATGGGGTTTGGCCAGGCATGCACGGCCGGCGGCTGCACCGTCATGCTATTCCCCGTTCCGTCCTCCATGACGGCATTCGAGATGGAAATCTGAAACACCTTGCCGTCCTCCTTGGACTGGCCAAGGCGAGGGAATTTGTATCGTTGCTTGAGGTTCGTGCTCTGGCTGAGGGTCGCGGTGCGCGTGGCCACCCACGTCGAACCGTTGTCATTGGAGTGCTTGACGGTCAGCACGCAGTCGGCGCTGGCGTTATAGAGCGACGGCGACATGCTGTAGAGCTTGGCTGATGTGTAGTCGCCAATGATGATGCCGCTGGCAAAGGCCATGGCACACGAGATGCGCCAGAAGTTGAGCCCATCCGAGGTGCGTTCATGCCAGAGGCCAGTGGTCAGATCGTACACCCACGTATATGTCGATTGATCTGACAGCGCGTAGAAGATATGGCCACCAGAAGCCCAGGAGAACCCGACAATGGTGGTCGCGCCGTCCCTCACAGATCGGTCAACGGCTGTCGTTGAGACCTTCTTGGCCGTGTAACCCGAGAGCAGGCAGATGCCATAGTACCCACCTTCGGCGTTGGTCGCGGCAAACATAACGGTGTCGCTCGACTCCGCATCAGGCGTTGCGACTGTTGCCATTGACGCTGCTGCATAGCAGCCAAAGTCAGAGACAGTGGAACGCTCGTAAGGGAAATCAGAGGCGCCCGTATCCTGCCAGAATTCCGTAGAGCGCTCACCAGCCAGAATAATGTCTCCGCTCCGAGCCAAGCCACGCACCAGGCCATCAGCGTTGCCCTCTGCCGTGCCGAACATCAGGGGATCAAGGGTGGCGCCGTCATCGATGCCGGAGGCAAAGAACTCGCCATTGTCGAAGGCCAGAACGAAATAGCCGTTGTTGACGCAGACAGAGAGCAGCGTGCCTGTGCTAAGGCCGACCAGGCTCGGCTGACTTACCTCGTCCGTGCCCGTGTCGATCAGATAGTAGACACCGCCACAGACGACGGCCACTTGCGCCGTTGCGCGGCGATTGCGGGCCATGGTGACGAGGCCCGTGCTCGCGAGCGTAACGGCACCCCCGCCCGAGGCCGTCAGCACTGTGACCGTGCCGCCCGACGTGATCTTGATGATCTTGGTGCCCGACACCCCATAGGCGACCGTCGCGGAGAACTTGAGCAGACAGCGGATGCCCGCCGTTCCCGTGCCGGATGGTGTTGCAAACGACGTGAAACTGTCGCAGGCGACGATCGGCAGCTTGATCTTGCCTTCCTCGCCCGCGTCTTCCGCATAGCAATTCAACAGCCGCGCCGCGCTAATCGCACTGTTGCGCCCTGGATTGGACCGTGCGCCCATGGATATGGGGGTGACAGGCATTGGCTTAGAAGTAATCCGCAGAGACGGGAAGGCCACTCGAAGGGAGCGCTACGTGCCGGCGCAGCTTGGTGAGGATGATCTCTTCGGTTTGCATCTTGTCAGGGATCGATTGCGGCTGGCCGAAGGTTGCGGCCACGTCGTTGGAGATCAGGTCCACAAGGATGCCAAAGACCGCTGAGGGGATGGTGTCTCGCGACCAGTACGTCAGTTCCAAGCCCGGTGAGGCCAGCTCCTGGAACTTGTCTTCGTACTGGTCGATGACCCAAGCCACGTCGTCATTGGTTTCGTCTGGGGACTCTGAAGCGTCAATGACGCCAAGATCCCGCAAGACGTGGATGGCAAGTTCCAATTTGGTCTTGGTGCTCATCAGTAGTCACCGCTCCAAGATCCGGTAAACCCGTCGAAGGTCGATCCCTGTACAACGATGTTGCCTTCACCCGCAATTGAGATTGAGTCCCCAGTTTCAGCCTGCCAACGATAGAGCCACCGGCCGCCCTCGTCGACGTAGATGTCGGCCGTATAGTTGCCCGTGCTCTGCTTCTGCACTTCGCCGTCCGTGCCGTAAACGTAGGAGGTTTCTACCCCGGCCGGACTGCGCAGCTTGAAAGTGACAGAGGTGGTGGGGTCAGTATCCACGTCCTCGTTATCGAAAAACTCGCCCGTGATGCGGACGGTGGAGCCTGGATAGATACGGCCCGGCGTCAGAAGTCCCATGTTATGCCCTCAAGCGCAGAAGCTGGCCAGAGCCGCCACTTGCAACGCGCACCCGCGTTCCGTTCCCATTGCTAGCCACCCGCATCCGCTGGCCAGCCCCGCCCGAGACCATACGCAGGACCGGGCGCAGGAGCCTGACGGCGGCGGAAGCGCCCGTGTCGGCGCGTTCTGTTACATCCAGCGCCGCCTGCAATTGCAGTTGCGCCGAGGCCGAGACGGTATCTCCCGCCTCCGTGATGGAGGCGGTTGCTGCCAGGGTAATGGTTCCGGCGGCAGCAAGCGTGTCGGCAACCTCACGGGCCAGATTGACGTACTGGCCGAAGGTGTAGCCGCTTATCGGTGCCGCAGAGATCGCGCCAGCGGAGATGCCGAGACGGCGCACCGCCGTCGTCAGATCGCCAACAGTGCCGATGCGCCCCGCAGCGGTGAAGGTGTCGGCCACTTCGGTTGAAGCCAGCGCAGCGGCGATGCTGAGGCCACCCGCCCCTGACAACGTGTCGGCCGTCTCCGTCATGCTTGCAGCCGCCGCGATGGCAAGGCCCGCCGCAGAAGAAAGTGTGTTCGCTGCTTCCGTGATGTCGGCGGCGGCTGCCAGATCGATTGCGCCGGCCGCACTCAGCGCGTCTGCAGCTTCCGTCAGGCTCCCCGCAGCTTGGATGGCCAATTCGGCAGCCGCAGACATCGTGTCCGCAACTTCCGTGACCAGAACCGAAGCCGTAAGACCCGATGTAACAAAGAACGTGCCGCCCGCAATCGGGATGCTGCTGATCGGCCCGCCGGATATACCGGGATAAAAGGGCATCAGAGCGCCCCGAACATCATGGCAGCGTTCGTGAAGGCGATGTCACGCCCCGCATGCGTGATGAAGAAGTCCTTTGTGCCTGATGAAAAGTTCACAGCCGCATTGCTGTTTGATGACGACAAAATCGTCTCGCGCGTGAACACGTGCGAGCCGCTGTAACGGCCGATACCCGTTTCCCATTCAGAAGCCGTCTGATGCGCGATCTCGTAGCGGAATGTGTCGCCGGTTGAGGCCACATTATTGAGGGGGCGAAACCCAGTCGGCGGGGAGTTCGCTAGCGTGACCGCGCCCGTTCCCGTTGTGGTCGTGGTATCCGCGACGCGATCTTGCGAGATGTTGGCCATTGGGAAAGCCCTCTAGTGCAGCAAGATCAAGCGTTGTTGTCGGTGATGGTGAACGAGTTGACTGTAAACGACTGCCCGGACGCAAAAGAAGTGTTGTCGACAGTTAAATCACCGCCGCCACCTGTCGCCGTCACGGTCCCCTGGATATGGCACGTAGACCCGCCGCTATCGTAGATGCGGAAGTGAGCTGCCGTACCCGTTGCGTCGGCCGATGTGTCTTGCCATGTGCCGGACTTGCCCTTGGAGCCAGACGACGCCGCCGCCATCCAGTCGGAGGGAAGTGTCAACGTGGCAACCACCGTGCCCGTATCTGCCGCCGCGCAGTTGGCGGGGACAGAGCCGGTGCGGATCTTCATGATGGGTGTGGTGCTGATGGTCGTTTCGATCGCATCGAGCTTTGCGTTTCGAACCCCTACCGAATACTGCAACGACATTGGCGTTATTCCTTCTCACAGACGGCGCGCACCTTATCGGCGACGCCTGCTTGCACCAGAAGCGTCTCAAGCGACTTCAGGCCGTCGTACCGGCCCATGATGTCCTTGATGTAGGCTTCACACTTGCGGATGGTTTCAACGCGGGCAGCGATAGAGGCTGCGGCGTTCTCAGGATCAAGCGACAGTTTCATTGTCTTTGTCCTTGCGCTTGCGCGGCTTGGGGGCGGCTGTTGGCTCTTCTTGGGCTGCCGCTTTGGGCGCTTCGTCCGCGAGGACTTCGATCCAGGGATTGATTTGCGCCTTGCGTTCGAACTGCGGCGGCACGTCGAACACAGCACCGCATTTCACCTTCACGCCGAAGACGATTGTCTCTTGCGAACCGGGCTCGCTCTCACCGCCAATATACCGGGCCTTCATCAGCACTTGTCCTTCGGCTTGGAGGGCTTCGGCATGGGCTTGGAGGCAGGCTTGGGTTTGTTGCTCATTGTGTTGGTTCCTTAGTCGAGCGCTGCGCCGATGCGCAGCTTGATGCCAGACGCGGTATGCGTAGGCGTGCCTGTTGTTACGACGACAGCGACGCCAAGATCGTCCGTTCCAGCGATGGCCTTAACTGGGATACTCAAACCTGTCTTGGAGTAGACCTTGGAGCCTCCCAAATCGAGGCCGTCAGTAGTTGCAAAGTCTACCTTGGCGAGAACCGTACGGCAGACGGCATCGGTTGCAGACGGCGCACTGTTCTCCGTCCCCAAAGACCCAGATCCATCCAAAAACCAAACGCTGAAGCTGTAGAGCGTTTGATCGTCGGTATCGATAAGAGCCACACTCTGGATCAAACCCGTGCCATCGACATCCTTAAAGAAAGCATCGATGGATTGCGTGTCTGCCAACAGGTCGCCGTTAGCGTAGGCGCTTGTGTCGGTCGAGAGAGTAACGTCACGAATACGCGTAAACTTGCCGACAGTTGTGATGCCGTAGCCCATTTTTAGGAGACCTTCGTCCATTTGATGGTGACGACGCCGGTAAAGGTGAGGGCGCCCGCAGCAGTCACGTCCGCCCAAGCGACAGCGGCGTTGAGATAGAGATCGTGCGACTTGCCGCCCGTCGTCTTGATGAGAATGTTGCTCGTGAAGCTCGAGGACTTGTAGAAGGCGGTGCCGGCCACGTCGGGCGCTACGGTGTCGCCGCCCGTGCCCGACACATTGCCGTCGATGTACTCTTCGAATGTCGCCGTGCCGGAGAGGACGGATACCGCGCCAGAGGCCACCACAGAGCCGACGCCAATCTCCGGCGTATTCGTCGTGACGGAGATGGCGGCTGTCAGGCTGCCGACCAGCGTCATATTCTCAACGACGATCGCTCCGGCCGGGAAAGTGTAGAACTTGGCGCCAATGCCCAAAGAGGCGTTGTCGGCCGTGTTGCCAAGGCTGAACCCCGTCATGGTCAGCTTGGTGAAATGGTTGATCGCGTTGCCGTACTCTTCGACAGCGGTTGTGGCGGCTGTCGTGACCGTTCCAACGGAGCCTGGAACGCCTACAATCTGCCAGGCGCTGCCATCGTAGGAGTTCAGCGCCGATTGCGTCGTGTTCCAGATCGGATCGCCGGCCTTTGCCGCGCCCGACCCCGTAAGGGCGTCGCGCTGTGCCGTGGTAAGATTGTTCATGCGCCAGCCGGGATGATCCGTGCTGGCCATCTCCTGACGCTTTACCCAGATGTTTGCCAGGTCTGTTTGGGTCATGATCTTTGCCTATCGTCAGGATGAATCAGAAGGGGTGGACCGAAGCCCACCCCTCAGTGCTTGTTAGGTGGAGGCCGTCAGAGCGGTCGTGCTGTAATCGGGATCAATGAAGCCCCACAGCGCCACCTTGAGAGTTCCAGCCGCAGGCGTTCCGGAGGCCGCAGCCTGAATAAATGCGCGGACTTCCGTGCGGGCGGTGAACTTGTAGAAATGCCCAGCCGGAGCAAGGGCGGTCGAGAACGTTGCGGCTTGGCCAACGGCGGAGGCGGAGAAAAATAGAGCCTCAGTCGCTGCCGTACCCACGTCGATAGCCAGGCCAGTCGAGCTATCCATGTCCGTTGCCGAGATCGTGCCGCCGATGCAGACGAAGCCAGCCGGTGCATAGAAGAGCCCCACGTCGTCGTTGGTGTTGTCGATCATAGCCGTGGTCATAGCGACCTGAGCTTCAAGACAGACAAGCCCTCGAAACGTGCCAGGGCCAACCGTAGGACCAGCGCCGTTCGAGGGCGCCTTGGAGGTGTAGTAGACTGCCATAGTGGCATTTCCTTCTGAGAGAGATGTGGATTAGCGCATTGCGCAGCGGAAGGTGAAAACCCATATGTTAGAATGGGTTTTCTTTTCTTCTGAGGGCAGATCAATGACTGAGGTTTGGCTTCCACTTCCGAACGGCGACGGCCGTTACGAGATCTCCAGCATCGGCAGGGTTCGGCGGGCGACAGCCTCGAATAGCTATCGTGCCGGACGCATCTGCAAACCCGCCTACCTTCGTGGATATGCTCGATACAGATTGAGCTTTGGCGACAAGTGCCGAATGTTCAATGCGCATCGATCAGCGTACGAGGCCTTTGTTGGCCCCATTCCCGAAGGCATGCAGATCAACCACAAGAACGGCATCAAGGATGACAACAGGGTCGAGAACCTTGAGGTGATGACGGCGTCTGAAAACACCGCGCATGCGTACCGTGTACTTGGATTGCCCGGCCGCAAATACCCGCAGCCGGGAGAGGAGAATGGACGCGCAAAGCTGACGTGGGAGTTGGCGAAAACCATTCGCTCCGAGTTTGCTCAGGGCAAATGGAGCAGCCAGCAAGCCTGTGCAGATGCTTACGGGCTGAACCAAACCAACATCAGCAGACTTCTGCGTGGTGACACATGGAAGACACCAGCGTAAGTCATTGATGTTGCAAAAATATCACGCGTCTCCTACGGCTGCGAAGAACCCTGAAACCATGCCGTTGTCTTTGAACGTGCCAAGCGTGCCGTGCTTGCGCATGATCTTGTTGACGCCGATCATCTCCTCGATGCCAGAGCCCGTGAAGAAGCCGTAGTCGGTTTCCTTCTTATCGGTCGGACGTGGCATCTGGCCCCAAGCCGCAGCAACAGCCTGCGCACCGCAGAGGAATGCGCCACCGCAGTTGATCGTACCGTTGGAGAACACCGGGAACTCCGGGATCTCGCGGATGATCACGCCATCCCAGATAAGATCACCGTCCTGGAAGAGCGGGTTCTTATCCATGCCGGAGCCTTCGCGGGCACGGGCATCGCGGTTGGCTGCGATGATGTTGGCGTCGGCCTTGAGGTCGCGGAAGCAGATGCTGCCCGTGAACATGACGTAATACTCGCGGCCGTCTTCCGTGTTGGTGCGGATGGGACGGATATGCGGGTCGCACGTCTTGGCAATGCGCTTCATGACCGACACGGCGGCAGCGGTAAGCTTGTCGTCCGTATTGTCGATGTTGCCCAGCGCCGTGGCAAAGGTGGCCGAGTAGTTGGACACCAGCTTCCCGAACAGCACGCGATCGCTATTAGCGGCGACCCACGTGTTGTTTTCAGAGGCCGTCGAGATGCGGTTCCACGAGTTCAGCGGCGTGCTGATGGTGGCGCACTGCGCACCGGAGAACGTCACCGTATGCATGGCGTCGATGATGTCGTCGCGGAGCTTTTCCTGGCTCCACTGCTGGAGAAGCGGGCGAGCCGCATCGCGAGCGTTGGAGGCGTCGTAGTGCTCGTCCTGCGCAGAGAACTCGATAGCGTTACGGCGGTACTGGATACCAACCGAGTGGCTATGCTTGCCGAGGCTTTCTTCAGCACCGGAGAGGCGGGTGTTCCCAACCACACCGCTCGAGGTCAGACGGCCGACCAGCGGAATAGTCAGAGTCTTGCCCTTGGGCTGGAGGTCCATCGCGGTGTGGATCACCGCATTCACGCCCTCGGAAGCAGCGCCCATGTACGGCTTAAAGCCGTGGTTGCGGACGTATTCGAGGAAGTACTCCTGACGCCATTTAGTAAGTGCAAGATCGGTCGGTGTGGTCGTGGTAGCCATGGTTCGTCACCTATTGAGGATCACATTCGCTTGGCGAATGCCGACTTGAATAAGTCGCGATCATCGACAACCTGCGAACTAGGGACGGATGCGCGGGTCGCAGTTGACAGCGACGGCGGGAGGTTCTGAGGGGCGGGCTTCCCGGCTGCGCGGGCTTCGGCGATCAGGCGTTCGCGGATTTCCGCTTCCACCTTCTGGCGATAGGCCTGCAGATCCGTTCCGACTTCCTGCGCAACCTGTTGGGCCGCATGCCAGCGCATGAGCGCGCCATACGGGTCCGGTTGCATCATGAAGTTTCGGTTGATGCCGGCGGCAACGGCGGCCTGAACAGCGGCTTCGACTTTCTCGTCGCCGTGGTCTCGACGTGCCAACATTTCCGAGGTGTTCGCGCGCTGGTGAAGAGATTGTTCTTCGAGCCTTTGCGCGATCAATGCTTGCCGCTCTGCAAGCGCACGGAATGCGCCTTCAGGGTCGGTCACCGGATCAATTGGCGGCGGCGGGGGCTGCTGTTGCCTTTGCCCTTCGATGAACCGTTGAACAAGCTCCAGTTCGCGTCGTGCGGCTTCGCGTTCACGCTCTGCCATTTGGCGCTTGTGGCGCTCTTCCATCAGTTCAGGCAGCGGGACTGTGCGGGCGGGTTGAGGCGGGGGTTCAGGCGCCACGGGAGGTGGCGTCATTGTCGTCTCAACTTGTGCCTGATCGACTGGTGCAGCTTCAACAGACGGCTCTACGAGCGCCTGCATGGCATCGGCCAAAGGATCGGACTCCATCACGGTATCCACTGCAGAATTCTCCTGTGTCGTTGGAGGGGACGAACCGCTGTACCTGCGCCGACCTGCGAATTAGCGCCGGGCTTTACGCCTCCGGAGGCGAACCGCTTTAGTCCACGCGCACAACAGCCACGCGCCAAGCGACGCGCGCAGCGTGAAATGTTTCACGTCAAACGTGATGGGTTACATCGGCCCCATAGGCAGCCCGCCGCGCTCACCAAGCTGCGGTTCTGTGTATTCCCGTGGATCGGGATAAGGTGCCATCTGGGCGAGGTAGTCTTCTTCCGGCCCTTGCGGCATTTGCTCGGGGCCAAGCGCATTCGGCGGCGGCAGCCCCATGTCGGGCGGCATGCCGGGAGGACCGGCCAATGCGTTCTCTTCCATGCCCGGTGGCGGCATCTGAGGTTGCTGGCCACCCATCAGACTGACCGCTTGATCCAAGAACGACGGCTGGCCGTAGTGCAGTGGGAAGAGTTGCGGGAAAGCTTCGGGTGGCATCATGGTTTCGGCCATGACTTTCGCAGTGTCGGCGCGGGTCTTTTCCGTGCTCGCCTGCTGGCTATCAACCTTTGCGGCGGCCATCGCCTCTTCAAGCTGCGCCATCCGCTTCTGCATCTCACTCACGTCAGGCGGCGGCGCCTTGAACTCTGCCAGCTTCTTGAGAACGGTGTCCTTGTCCGGGAGGCTGGACATCTCGATGATGAGTTCGACGGGTATGTCAGGCCGATCCGAGATCGCCTGGATCAGTTCCTCCCGCATCGTGATGGTGTCGGGGCCTTCGTCCAAGATGATATCCACGTCCATATCAGCCAGGACGTTCTCGACGCCGACCACCTGCCCCATCTCATTGACGACCGGGGCATTGATGCGCAGATGCTGGATGGCCTTCTCATCGCCCGACAGGCGGATATAGCGGTCATCCGTGTAGAACTTGCGGATGAGATGCCAGTCATGGTGATAGCACCGCAGCTTCCATTCCCGCATGCGTTCGAACACCGGGGACAATTCCGTCATGCCGGAGTTCTGTTGCGCGAGGATGGCGCGGCCGGACTGCTTCTCGACGCCACGCCCCACGAGACCGGGGTTGGGTCCGAGGTTTTCAATCTCGGCTTTGGCCTCCTGCATCAGTTCCAAGTTGCCTTGGATCTGGGCCGTCTGCTGGATGACTTCGAAGTTTTTGCCGGGGTTGACCTCGATCAAGCCATCCGGCTTGGCGAGTTCAATCCGCGTCATGTCGATGTCTTTGACGGCGCCGCTTTCGTACTTGATCTGGCGCACGGTGAGGAGGTGCAACGCCTTGGACGAGCGCTTGTTGATCTCGTCCTGGATGGGCCGCATGTCGCGGATCATGCCATAGCGCGTGCCGTCCTCGCCCACATACGGAGACCAGGCGTTATAGGGGTGCGCGGTGGCGTCGTTCTCATCCACGTAAGGCGACAGGCAGTCGATGGGCGGATAGACTTCGCCCGTCTTTTCGTCGGTGCGTTCTTCGCTGGGACACAGCGAGATTTCACCCACGAGATAGTCAAACAGCCATTCGCCTTTGTAGCGATACCAGATGGACACCAGGAAGATGCGGCGCTTCTGGGTGTCAACGTATTGCGTCCAGTTCTTCTCCTTATCGAAGAGCTGGGGCAACGAGCCGCGCGTGTTGGCGCCGGAGGAGTATTCGCCCAAGTGATCAATGATGTCCGAGGACCAAGGCAGCAACTCCTTGGCCTGCTCGATGTCCATCCATTGGGCTTCGCCCAGGTACTGCGCGTCTAAGAAGTCCCACTCTTCCGAGCGCGGGTCGTAGAAGAACCGATCGCCTTTGACCTGGACCTTCTTGATGTCCACCTTGCCCTTGCGGTTCTTGGTGACACCGGCCCACTCGACGCCAATGCCCCGGATCAGAGCATCGCGGGAGCATTCGGAGGCGATGGACTGCCACTTCGTCATGTCCTGCACGGCGCGGATGACGGATGTGGCGGTTTGAGCGGCCTGTTCTCCTTGAGGGTTGCGCGGAAACGCTTTGGGATCACGGCGCAAGCGCTGTTCCACACCCACCAAGAAGTCCACTTTGCGGCGAATGCGGTTCTTGACGGTCGGAGGCTGGCGGCGCTTCTTCAGCTCCTTGAGTTCGGCGTCCGTCCACTGCTTGCCGTGGTAATATTTGGACGCCTCGTACATCTCCAAGTTTTCGGCCGTCTTGGCGGTTTCCCAAGCCTGATACATGCGCCAGAGCGTGGTCGCAGGAAGACGCTCCGCAAGCTGGATGGGCTCCGGCTCGGGCGGCATGCCTTCGACGTACTGCAAGCCGTCTTGCGGCGGCGCAGCCATCTGCTCTTCAAGCGTGGGAGCCATGTTGGGGGTCATGCGACCTTCCAGCCTTCATCAGCATAGCCATACTCTGACCCGTAGTCGTCGTTACGGCGCTTGTCTGGCTCTTGGCCCAGCGGCTGCGCAAAGCGGCGCATCATGACGGCGATGCGCGTAGCAGACAGAATGTCGTCAGCCAGCTTCACGATGATGCCGTCCTTGCGGTGGTAGAGGCGGAACTCTTCGAACCATTCGCTGAGGGTGGAAAAGACCTTGAAGCGCCCGGTCTGCATGCGCTCTAGGATTTCCAAGATGCCAGCCTCGATGCCGAAGCCGCCAGCCTCATGCGTGGCGTGCTCGTGCCACATGTTGAGGCCCTGCTTGATGTACTGCTCTTTGAGCTGGAGCCCGGAACTCTTGTCGTGCTGCAGGCCGTCGTGCGGCCAAGCCACTGTGATGCGTTCGCCCCATGGCCGGATGGCAGAGGCATGGATGGGCGGCGTGGCCTGTCTTTCGCGGTAACAGGCCGTCACGTAGATCACGTCCGAGTCCTTGTCCCAGACGATTTTGGCGGCGCCGAACGGATGATCCCAGCCGAAGTCAATGCCGATGATGTGCGCCCAATGGCGGGGGACCGGAAACGGGTCGCACTTGATCTTCATCTCATCGACTGGGAAGACGCGGCCGGAGCCGAGAACCGGAACACCTTTGGCCCGCGCCTCTCGTTCGGCCTCTGGATAGCTCGCGATGATCTGCGCGCGCTGTTCCGGGGTGTAGTGCTCCGCGTCATCGATGGTCATCACCGTAACGTGGCGGCTCACTTATTCATCATCCCTTCGATTTGCTGCGGTGTTAGAAACATGCGGACAACTTCCGACATGCCAAGCAGCGGCGTGAACGTGATCATGGTGAACTGGCCCCGCTGCCCGTTGTTGGTGCGCGTCAGTCCTTCCACGTAAATCTCGAGAGGGCTCTCTTCATCGAACCAGACGCCGTCGATGGTCGGGCCTTGCCACTTCTCACGGCCTTTTTCGTAGGCCTTGAAGCTAAGCTGGCTTTCGCCGTGCTGGACATCACCGCCGCCGCCCCATTTGACGATGACCGTATCAAGCAGATTGGCGATGCCCATAGCCCGGTGCCAATCAACAAGGGCATCCTTCGGGATCATCCCAGTGCCCCATTCCTCTTCCTTGGGAGGCGGGCCAACCAAGATCCTCTGCGGGTTGTCGCGTGTGCTTTCGCCTGTGACGCCAGCCGCCCAAAGGGTGACAGGCTTTTTGAACACAGCGCCATCCCACCAGTCAGGATAACGCCCGGTCAGGTGCATGGCCCATTCGGCGCCGCCAGCAACGGTCTTGCCAAGCTGGTTGCCGGCCATGAACAGGCGCTCTGAATACGTGGCGCCTGCCTTGTGGAAGTCCCGCTGCTTGCCATAAGGAGCGTAATGCTTCAGGCGTTCAATTGAGCGCCTTCGGTCCTGCTCCCGCTTGATCCGCTGAGATATCGCCTTCAGCGTCTCCAATGAGTGCGACCGCAAGAGCGTTGAGGGCTGCAAGCTGCTCATCGCTGAACTCACTCAGTTCATCCTTGATTTTGATTTCCTTCGGCAGGAGGCCGGCGACGACTTTCAGAAACTCATGCGGGCGCTCAGAGATGACCCTTTCGATGGTCTCTTTCCCCTGCGTTTGCCAAGCCTCGTGAAGGTCTTTGATGAAGTCTTCCGCGAGCTTATTGCGGCTGCCTTTTGGGCGTCCAAGAGGGTTTCCGCTTTGGCCGGGTTTCCACGGAGTGAGCTGCGCGGGAGGCGGCTGTTTTCCGAGTGCAGGTTCAGTTGTAACTGCCTCTGCTTTTCCGGCATGTTTTTTCTTCGGTTTGGTCATGTTTGTTTCGCGTGAAACATGGCTAGGTTTGTTTCACACCGTCTCTCTGGGGAGAGAGGCAATCGCCTTGGCGACATGGGTATTGGGAATGCCGGCGGATTGCGCCAGCTTCTTTCCCGCCTCTTCCAGGGTTGTTGCGCTGTAGATGATAACGGAATGCCTGTAGGGGGATTGGCCATGGGAGACGATGTAAAGGGTGGACCTTTTCTCGTATCCGGTGGTGATCTTTGGGGTGTGGAGACCGAGCGCAAAGGCCAGGTCAAGAATGTCTGACGCCGCTGTCTTGCTCATCGAGATCCAGATGGTTTTGCCGGAGGCTTTCGAGACGGACCATTGCTCTCTCGAGGAGGTTGATGGCCTGGGAGATGTCGATGTCTTGGGGCGGGCTTTCGAGGTGGCGATGTACCTGGGAGATGAGGCGCTGGGTTGCGCCTAGGATCTCTTCGGGTGAGAGGGAGAGGTTCATGCGGCCTTCTTCTGCTGTTCGCCAATGGCGACAACGGCGGCAAAGGCGATCTGGAGGTTCTTCAGCTGCTCCTCCATCTGTTCAAGACTGCCGTTCTCGATAAGGGCGGCGAACAGATTGGTGTGAGCACGGAGGACGGCGCAGGCTTCGAAGGCTTGGCGCTGAAGTTCTGTCATATCGCCTCAATACGATCACAATGTTTCGTATTATTGCAGGTGTTGAGTGTGTTGCGTTTGTCAGGTTGTTGCGTAAGGCGTTCGCACCCCAAAAACGGCCCGATTGGACACCCCCTGTCTATCGGGCCGTCACTATTTTGAGGGCTTGAATAAGAAGCCCAGTCTAAAACCGGGTTCGCGGCGTTAGAGCTGGGAGTTTAGGCGTCCGAGGAGGGAGGAGCGCAGTCTCGGTTAGGAGATGGACGCCAGTTCGAATCGGGTGGATTTTTGGAGCGAAGCAGCGTATTCTGTTTGGCCGTCTTTGGAGACAAGCCTCCCGTCGCGACCGAACCTCGGTCTTTCGCGTATTTTCCGGCCCGAGTTATAAGCTCACCGGATGCGCAGCGACTGGGAGTGATTTGCATTTAACTCAATCACGCCACAAACGCAACAATATTTCGCATCTCAGCAACAATGTTGCTTATGCCGCCTCAAGCGAGGCCACCGGAACTTCGACCGGACGCAGAGAACCCAGCATTGAAATGACCACGCGGGCCTTATTCGCCCGGATTTCATCCACCCGCCCGTAATGGCCGAAAAACAGCGGGTTGAGGATCTTCACGTTATCGCCGGGTTTGATTTCTGGGGCGGCATAGGTTTCCCGAAACCCTGACAGGCTCGCCAGAAGCCCAATTTCGTCCTCTGAGAGCCTTGTGGGCTTATTGGCCATTCCGATGGGTTTGGCGGCAAGACGCGTCCCACGGATCAAATTTGGGGCACTGGCTGCATGTTTGGCTTCAGTGTCCCGGATCAGAATGTCGGCCCAGGCAAAATCCTCCGGCAATCCCACGAAGAGATACTTCGGCATGATGGGCTGGCCCTTGCGTTTGGGGATCTTGGCGCGGGTGCGGGGATGGATGCGATGGGACCACACGAATTCGATGGGCACGAAGGCTTCATAGCCGAGGCGCTTGCACGCCTGGACGCCTTCGATCTCTTTTTGGGCTTCGGTGAGCCAGAGTGCGAACCAGGCTGTCATTCTGCGGCCTCTCTGATGGGACTGACGGTGGGCTTTGCGAAGATGTGTTGGTGGCCTTCGGCGCGGAACTCACCGGCCAGCGATTCAAAGTCCGGGCGCTGATCCATGACTTTCCAGAAAGCGTCATCACGCCAAAGGATGCGGTTGTTCGGGAAGGCGCCGATGATGCCACCGTCGATGAAGCAGACATGGAGCGACTTGTGCTGTTCGGGATCGACGGCCAAATCGGAGCCGATGAAGTCGAGGGTAAAGCGGTATTGGCCGGGACGCTTCTCCGGCAGCACAAACACGGCGCCGCGAGATAGCAGGTCGAATTCGCAGACGCCGAAGTCGGACGAGAACACGTCCCACGGCTGGACATGGGTCATACCTGCCGGTTTGGGGCATGGCTGGTGGCAGATCGCTTCGATGGGCAGGAGGAAGCTGGCGCCGCCTGTGTCGTTTGGCAATCCACCTTCGGGCTCCATCAGCATGCACTGGAACCACAGCGAGTGGCCACGCACACAACGCACGCCGTAGGCAATGGCCGGGATGAACTCGCCATGCCGGTCTGTCAGGTTCCGCGTGTACTCCCGGCGCACGTAACACCGGAAAAACGGGATGGATGCCATGACGCTGTGGCTCACTTGCTTCCCCTATTGATCCTGATCTTCTTCGAAGCCGCCTGCTTGAGGCGAGTGCTGACATCAAGGCGCGCCAAGTTCCGCACCGGCTTCCCGGTTTTCTTATCGAGACGCCAGCCCTTGCCCAACGCTATCCGATGTCCTGACGCCATTGGGGTTCCATAGAGTTAGGATTGCGACGATGCCGTACAGGACGAGAAGCAGCGGGAAGATCTCTTTGACGAAGTATCTCATTGCGATCTCCATCTGAGAACTGGCGCGTCATAGTCGACTGCCGCTTCCTCCTCTGCGTCGAGGCCAGGCAGCACAAACTGCAGCGCGAATTCAAACATGAGGCCTAAGTTGCGAATGTCCGTCAGCATGTCGGCGCGGATTTTTCTCGTAAGAGTGTGGCGGTCTTTCCAATGCGTTTCCATCACAAGAAAGTCGTTGACGTGATCGGCCCAGACATCGCTTCTGTCGATCATGTAGTTCCATGGGTATGTGCCAAGGGCTTGATAGAGCGCGGGGCGCACCATGTCGCGAGCTTGCTCCAGCGTCATCTGTTCGCGCCTTCCCGCTTCCGTAGAAGCTGTTTGATCTCTCGCTCGATTGAAGCCCTGTAGTCGTCCAGCTTTGTCATGGCGTCGTCCGCTAGAAGCGGTGGCCTTGTGTCTGTGGTGTGGATCGGCCTTGCGGACCTGAAGACCTGGCCAAGCATCTCCATTGAGATCTCAACGCCGCGTTGTTCGGCGCGTAGGAGCGTTATGGCGTGGTCTTCAGGCCGCATGGATCGCACCTCAATTCAGATTGAAGTTGAGGCGGCCGACGACGCTCATGGCGTCCGTCTTCAGATCGGCAGGAAGGCCAACCGGCGTCAGGTCGATCTTGTCAAAACGTGTCCAGCGGGCTTCGCCAGCAAACGACAGGTTCTTCGCCAGCGGCACCTCGATGCCACCACCCATCATCCACCCCTTCAGGTCGCTGCTGATCGGGGTTCCGGCTGGGAGGCTCAGGTCGGACTTGGTGTAGCCGATCAAGGCGTAGGGCATCACGCCACCAGAGAGGACGTAGCCAGCACGGGCACCAACGGCCCAGGCATTGCTCAGGCCAATCGCCATGCTCCCGAAAGGGCCGGCGTCCGCTTTGAAGGACACATCGCGCCACATGTACTCGCCCCAGGCGCCAACAGAGAAAGCCGTCTGCGGGATCTTGTAATCGCAGCCGGTGTGCAATCCAAAGTCGGGGGAGCGAGAGCGAGCGCCCAAGCCGTCGATTGATCCCGCTACGCTGGAGATGGAGGACGTAGCGGCTTCAAGGCCAGCTTGGGCGCCGAGATGGCAACCAATCCCTTGAGCCGCGACGGGCGATCCCGACCCAAGCGCAAACATAATACCAGATATTCCCACAAGTTTCCACAGATATTTCATTTTCCATCTCCGATTTGTTTGGTTTTACGCCGCCTGTTTTACGCGAATAAGTTTCCCGTCGCTGTTTTCCACGCATTCGTCCTGAATAACGAGAGGAATATTGGTTTCTGCACACCGGATTACGGAACCAGACGCTTCCGTCATCAGTTCGATGTCTTCCGCATCAACGAAGTCGTCGTAATCCTGCCAAGCAGCCAAACAGGCTTGCTCAAGGCGATGCAGTCTGCCGGTGTCGATGCCGCCGTCGTCTTCAGCCGCAACCATCACGTCTTCGGCTTTCCATGCGGCGTCGTAGAGTTTTGCGGCTTGTTCTCGGGTCTCGGTGGAGATAGTCACTGCGCTTCCCTCCACTTCGCGAGCGTTTCTTCCCAGTCTTTCGCTGCAAGCGCGTGCCACTCGCGCAAGGACCTCACAATTACGTGGCCACAAACGTCGATCCCAATACCTCCGCCTGCTGTCACGTGAATGCTTTCGTCATATGGCTCCGTGCCCTTCGTGTGAGGAGGCCACAGGTGCGTATCAGTATTCTGCTTCTCGTCCACAGGCACATCGTTCACACCTGCCAGCGTGCTCCCACCTTGATCTTCAAGAAGTCCCATCTTCCGCCTCCTTTTCCAGCGTGACGTACGTGGCGTGTCGCTCCACAACGACCCATCCTTGCGGCGTGTACTCGTCCACCATGTCGTAGGGGACGCGCTTGCGTTGCTTCGCGTGAAACAAGTCGATCTCGCCGAGACGCTGCCAAGTCATGCGATCCTCCCGACCGTGGCCACATGTCGCAAAATGTCCGGCAATTTTTCTGGCGCTTCCTTGAGCACAAGACTGCGCGCGTACTCAGAGTCGATTGTAACGGCATGCGCATGCGTCAGCGCGTCGTCGGCGCACCCAAACGGGTCTTTCCAAATCTCCGATCCCGTAAAACGAAGCACGCGATAGCCGCGTTGTTGCAGTTCGCGATCACGTGACCTGTCTTTTGCCGCCTGCTCTTTCGTGCGCTCGTGAAAATCGTGCCCGTCGCACTCAATGACGGTCCCTCCAAACCCTTCAAGCCCGTGTGTGTGGACCACAAGGAAGTCGACCCTGTAATCAAGAACGGTCACTTGTGGGTAGATCAGGCCCCAGAGCAGCGACGGCCTCCCCTTTTCAGGAATGACCGTGCCGCACATGTCTGCGGCGTCCTCAACGATGTCATCAACGTCTTTTCCAAAGTGAGGCACAAACGCGAACTCTTGGTAACGCATCTGCGTTAGCGCTTTGATCGCAACAGCCATGGCGATCTCAAGCTGAGATCCGTACTTGGATTTGATTCCAATCTCGCTAAGGCACCACTCAAGCAGATCTGAAAACAGGTGAGACCCTGAGGACGTTAGTTGCTTCATCCAGTTCTCGGGAAGGTCAGTCATGGCTGATCCTCCCCTTGTAAATTTCCACAAGACCGCGCTCCGCAAGCACATCGGGATGGACAAGGCACTCTTCGTGACCTGGCGGCCCCGTCAGTACCCACCATGGCCAAATGCCGTTGGGCTTCGCTTGCTCGATTAGCTCGCGCCAATACTGCTGGGGCAGGGTGCGCATCTTGGCCTCCTGCTCGCGCCACCAACCCCAACGGCGCCCATTGGGGCCAACAGGGACGGCCTTACCTGAGGCAGCCTGATCGAGCAGGCCCGCCAGCACGTCGCCCATGCCGCTGTCCGTAGACATCAGGCGCTCAAAAGTTAGACGGAATGGCTCGCCGCCGTTCTTGGGCTGCACCTTGCCCATGAGAAAGTTGCTCGATGGGATGACGGCCAGGGCGCGCTTGAACTCGTCCAGCCCGCCGATGTCCTGCAGGCGGCGATCCATCTTCGCGACGCGGGACTGCGTGACCTTCTCGACGCGAGAAAATCCGTAGGTGTCGGCGGCAGCGTTGTACGCGATGAACGCCGCGTTGATCTCCAGCGCCTCGCTGACGGTCTTCCGCCGCTGCTTCTTCGGCATCTCGGGCGGCATGACCTCCCCAACCAAGGTGAGTTGCGTGGACGCGCTCACCATCCCCCCTTGGGGGGTAGGGGGGGTGTTATTTATATTGTTATCTTTATCCTTTGTACTGTATTGCCCTTTTGGTTGCCCTGCTGGCTGCCCAAGTGGTTGCCCTTGTTGTATGGCGGAAATGTATTTATCTGCTATTTTTGAAACACTTAGCTCGGAGCTTTGGTTGCCCTTTTGGTTGCCTTCGTGGCTGCCCTTTTGGTTGCCCTGAGAGTTTGGTTGCCCTTCTTCTGACCTGTTGAACTGGTATCTGTCGTAATTACATACGGTTAGAATGTTTGCTTGGTTGCCGTAGAACGCCGCACCGCGCGCGGCCTCCTCTTGCATCTCAGTGGCGCGCTTCTCGAGCATTTTGTCCTCGATAAGCTTCTCGACCCAAACGCGGACGGTCTTCCGCGACCAGTTAAACTTCGTCGCAAGGAACAGCCATCCGCCAAGCAGGTCGCCCCGCTGAAGCGTCATCTGCTTGTCGCCGTTGTGTATGTACCGCTCCTTGAAGGATGCGTTGCAGATCATCCAGATCCACGCCTCCATGCGCGAGTAGGAGCCGCGCGTTGGGTCGGCCGGAGGCACGGCCTGTCCAGCACCCACCAAGGGATGGTCAAGAATATCGGTGTCGATAGCTACCCAGCGATTGGAGGTCATCACGCAGCCTCCGTCGCAAGGTTGGCAAAGCGCATCAGTTCCTTGTCGAATTGCGCCTTGACGGTGCCCGTGGAGCCGTGACGCTGCTTGGCGACGATGATCTCGGCGGTGCCAGAGACCTTCATCAGCTTCTCGTTCCAATCCGCGTAGGCGGAAGGCTCCGTGAGCGACGGCTTCTCGCGCTCAAGGTAGTATTCCTCGCGGTAGACGAACATGACGATATCGGCGTCCTGTTCGATCGATCCGCTTTCGCGCAAGTCCGCGAGCTGCGGGCGCTTGTTGTCCCGGTTCTCGACGCCGCGCGAAAGCTGCGACAGGGCTATGATGGGAACGCGAAGTTCTTTCGCCAGCGCCTTAAGCCCGGTCGTAATCTCGGCCACGTCCTGCACACGGTTGCCCGTGTTCTTGGTGGACTTCATGAGCTGAAGGTAATCGACCACGATGAGGCCGATGTCCTTGCGGCGCTTGAGGCGGCGGGCGCGAGCGGAAAGCTGGGCAATGCTGATGGCGCCGGTATCGTCCACCGTAACCGGGATCTTGCGCATGCCCTTGATATGTTCGCGCAGCTTGCCGAGCTGGGCGGCATCCAACTCGCCTTTGCGCATCTTGGAAGATGCGATCTCGGAGCTTTCACCCATCAGGCGCAAAGCCACCTGGGCCTTGCTCATCTCGAGGCTGTAGAACGCAACAGGCGTGCCGGGGACGATCTCACCGTCCTTGTCGTGCTTCTCTCTCGCGACGTAGTGGGCGATGTTGGCGGCAAGGGCGCTCTTGCCCATACCTGGCCTGCCAGCAAGGATCAGAAGATCAGTCGGCTGCAAGCGACCGATGATCTCGTCAAGGTCGCTGATGCCGGTCGAGAGGCCGGTTTTTTCGCCCTTGTGAGCCTCTTCGATCTCTTCCATGGCCTCGGCAATGGCGTCGGCCAGATCAGCTTCCTTGCCCTTCTCTGAGCGCTCTACGAGGGAGAAGAGGCGGGCTTCCGCTTCCTCCACCTGGTCTTCCGGCGGGAAATCGACGTGCGCGTCCGTGGCGCCGGTCACAAGATCCTGCCCGATCAGCACCAGATTGCGCCGCACGGACATATCGCGGATGACGCGTGCATACTCTGCTACGTTGGCCGTCGTTGTTGCGTTGGCGGCGAGGCGGCCAAGGTACTGCGGAATGGTTGTGCCATCCGCCATCGGCTGCGCGCGTTCAAAGAACGCCTTCAGCGTGATGGGGTCAGCTTTGCGCTGCCCCGACACCAACCGTACGATGGCTTCGTACACTTGCGAGTGAAGGGGCTCGTAGAAGTGCGCGGGCTCCACGATCTCAAGAACGCGCTCGAGCGCATCGTTCCGGATCAAGAGAGCACCAAGCAACGCCTGCTCGGCTTCAATGTTGTTTGGAGGCGCAACGCCAAAGACGTTGATCTGTTCTTCTTCCGTGCGCTTTGACAACTTCACGACCTGGGGAGGGGCGTACTGCACTTCATGCGCCTCCCTGTTGATCATTTGTTGACAAGTTCATGCGAGTTGTGTAGGTATTCATTTGTCATCTCATCGTTATCGGCCGACACGAGGCGCCAACCTCCGGCCTTGGATTGAAACAGCCCCGCCCGCCAAGGCGGGGTTTTTCGTTACGCACTCACCGATACGGGCAGTCTTTCGGCCAGTTCATTTCGCCACGGACCCAGCTTTCGCGTTGGGCCTTGTGCATGGCCTCTAGCTCTTCTTCGGACATGGCTTTGACGCGCTCCGCGTTGAGGCGGAGAAGACGTTCAAGCTCCGGATGCGGCGTTGACGGAGGGATCTTCATTTCGCCTTCTCCATGCTGATCTTCGGCAGCGTGATTGCCACCTTGCGGACGTGAGCCGCTGATGCTTGAGCGTGCTTGATGGAAACGCCGCCTTTGGTCTTCGGCTTTTGCTTCGGTTTCGACATCACTCCTTGCCTCCGGGAATGACGTTGAAGCCCTTGCGGCCCTGAAGGCGCATGAGCGTTGAGATTTCATCCGCCGTCAGAGGGGCGTTGATGTTGAAAGTTGCTTCCTCTGGAATTGTGTTGAGGTTTGACGGACGCGGCGCACGATGGCCCGTCATGTCTGCCGGATGCATGCCGTAGTTGTGCCAGTGCTGCGGGTCGAAGATGCCAGCGCGATCTGCGAGACCTTCGGCGTTCATGCCGTGCTTCTGAGAGCCACCCATAATGTCTGGGCCGTAGTTGCGCGGGTTGTTGCTGAGGGCGTTGCGTTCCATGGCAGGAGCCGTGGCAAAATCCTGAGGACGCAAGCCGCCCTCCATTACACGCCCCCGCATCGCAGGGACTGCCATAGGGGCGTAGGTCATGATTTGCGACAACAGATCCGCCAACGTGCTGGGCATGTACTCTCTCATCCATGGACCGCGTTGCTCCATGGCGCTCGATGCAAAGGGAAAGCGGGGCTCTGCGTAACTGACGGGCGTGCCATAGCCATAGTCGCCCTGATCCAGAGCGTTGCGCATAGGATGGTTCTGCATGGCGATGCGCAGCGCACGGGCGAGAGGGCTTTCGTCAGTCATGGCCTATCTCCAAAGCTAGGCGGTGGCCTTCAGATCGTTATTGCTGGCGACGAGAACGGGGGCGACGCTGCGGACGTAGATGACGGGGCCGGTGCGCCCCTGCATCTTCCCCAGGCTGATCAATTTTCGGTCTTCCCAGTCCTTCAATCGCTGTCTGGCGCCTTCCGAAGTAAGACCCCATCTGGCGGTCAGGAAGGGCAGCGTGAGCGGGTGGGATTTCGTGGGGAAAATCTGGCGAAGGTCCGACAGGGATTCCTGCTTGGACATCTGCTTGGAGCTTAAGGTCCAAATCGCGTCGTTTTCCGTTGAATCTTCTGGCGTTTCGTCTTGGAGCTTAGCTCCAAGATTCACAGGCGGCCAAAGTGCGAAAGCGAGGCTTGGTCCGAGCAGCTTGCAGGCCAGTAAAATGGACACCAACCAGACCGAATTCGTGATCTGTGCGTTCTCCACTTCCATGCCAAAAAGTTTCTTCATGGCGACGGAGCGGGCGTCTACGACATTGGCCTGCACATCGGCGGTTTTGATCTCGACGGGACGGGTCGCAAGGTCGATGACTTTGTCCTCAACGCGCTCGCGTTCTTTCCCTGCCTTGATCTGGGTTCCCGTCATCCAGTTGAGGGCCTGCTTGCGGAGGGCAATGCTCTCGTCGTTGGCGCGATCGGTGGCGTCCTTGACGGCTTTGTTCTTGGCCTCCGCATTGCGCGTCAGGCTCATGGTTTCGCCGGCAAAGAAGCCGATGCCGTTCAGACCGCTGTAGGCCATGCAACCTACTGACGCCGCGAACATGAGGAAGGCGGCGACGTAGATGCGCGCTCGAGCAGCGGCGCCAGCGCCGGAAATCAGGATGAAGCCGGCCGCTGACACGATCACCATGATCACCGGCTGGCTGGCCTTGCCTTCGGCCGAGAACGCCGTTGCTTCGCCGTAGATGTAATCGACCCAACCAACGAACACGTAGGCGGCCAGGCCAACGAGGCCCAGCAGCACACAGAGGGTTTTCGGGAATTGAGGGGTGGCTTTCATATGGTCTCAGTTCTTGGTTGCGGTCGTTTCATCGATCTCATCATCCAGATCGATCTCGTAGTCGTACTTGTCCCATTCCTCAGGTGATGGCACTTCGCCGGTATCGACCCACTCCGCTGCGAAGTGAGAGATGATCAGCGCTTCCATGGGAGACATGGGAGCAGCAAAGCGCTCTGCGTTGTTGACCATGGCGAGGAAGAGGGTGAGGCGCGTTGCCTTGGGGTTGTCGGTCACAGGGCGGCCTCCAACTCTCTCAAATTTTCGGATAGCTCGAACTCTCCGGAATTTCCGGATAGTTGCGACGGATGCGGTGCTCCGGTCACGGCATGGAAATGCGCGGGGCACCAGCTCGTGCCGAGAATGGATTTGGCCCCGCAGAAGGCGTATGGCGGCGTTTCCCCGTGCGGGTAACGGCAATGGCTGATCTCTAGGGCCTCAAGCGGCAACCGCTTCTCTGGCGGCATGACGATCGTTTCGCGTGAAACGTAAGGTTCCTTGGCAAGGTTGGCCAAAGGATCACGGCCAGACTTGCGGGCCTCGGAGAAATTGAAGGCGGTGACGTTGCGCTTCTTGCGCGGGTTGGCGCTGGCCTTGGCGTCTTCACTGACACGAGCCGCGCATCGAATGCGCCGAGCCCTTGCGAGAATGGCACTGCGCGTCGTGCGCATGTTCTGCGCGATCTGAGACCCCGTCAGCCCCTGGTCCCAGTAGCCACGGAGCGCCTGATCTTTCTCATCGGTCCAATATTCCATGCGTCAGATCTCTCGGAGAGATGGGTTTGACTGACGCAACGGAACTAAGACTTTGTCTGACAACGGATTGTCACGCTTGCGCGGGTCTGCGACCAAAATCGTGACAACAGCAGCAGTGTGAGATTGGCCAGATGCGCGGGGAGCGACCCCGGTTTCGCGGAAGGCATCGGAGGCACTTTCGTCCTCCCGGCTGTGCCGTGGTAGTTTCGCCCGCTCGCGAATTCCCGGCCTTGGCCTGCCCGTCTGACCAAACTCACGCTACTGCCAAAGACTTTTTCCAATCTATGTTTGTGACATAGATCAGAAATTCACGTGACCTTAGCCGTACCGACGAATGGAATACTTTCGAAGTTACAACCGTTTAGTTCCCAATGGTTAAGCTGCTAAGCCTCTGATTTTGCAGAAGCACTAGAGCTTGACTGTGACAAAAACGGTTGCGTACGCATCCAGACTGTCAGTAAGCTGGCGCTTGACTCATACTTTTGACGCAAAACGTATCCCTGGAGTACGCATCTTGTTCTTGCTTTGTACTCAGAACGCAGCTACGCTGCCTCATGTGCTACGTCGAAAAAATCGGCTGGGCTCAGCGGGATCTTCTCGCGTGTCGCATGGTCAAAAAGCTTCATCTGAGCCTTGGACGGAATGATGCCGTCCGTGCCACCCTTTTCCTTTGGGCGCATCCAGCGATAGACGCGCGTCGGGTCGGCACCCGTAATCTCAGAAACCACACGGATCGCCGAGCTTAGCTTCCCGTCCCCGGGGCCAAACTTTGAGATCACGCGATGAGCAGGTTCCATATAGGTCTTCTTGCGCATAAGACTTGCTATCATCGCAAGAGCTTTGGGTCAAGTGGGGGCAGCGCCCTAAAGCAGTTGATTGCGAGACTAAAGATCTTGCGGAACAATTGGGTTTGTGGAGTCGTATGCAGATTGCGTAATGCTTGCGCTGCACAACCAGACAGCGCCAAGAGCCGTGAGCAAACAGAAAACAGGACTGCAGAGGGCCCGCGTCGGGCAGTTGGCAGAATGGTTGCGCCTTGGTTTGGCCAGATCCGGGGTGGAAAAGCAGGCGCTAGCGCAGGCGCTAGGCCTGCACCCGAGTGCCATATCTCACATGCTGCGCGGAGCGAGAGACTTCAAAGAAGCGGAAATCTTGGTCATCTCTCAGTTGATCAAAGAGCCGCCCCCGCCGTTGACATCGGAAGAGGTGTCAACAGGTACGCGGGTGGAAGTCGTGCGCTCTGTCGCTTGGACGAACCCCACGGTTATCATTGCTCCAAACGTCTGGCGGGAAATGGGGGCGCTTGTGTCGCTTCCTGAGCACATCCCGCTTTCTCCAGATCCGCGCCTAGTTGGCGTTGGCCAATACGTCTGTAAAATAGAAGGCGCGGCACGCTACGCCGTCTGCGTCCACTTCGATCAGTTCCGCCCCACAGCCAGGTCTGGCGATATGGTGCATGTTGTGCGGTCCAGGGGCACGCTCGAGGAGCATACGCTGCACCGCGTAACGCAGGTTTCAGACGGCACCGCCTACCTTGCGCCTCTCGACGGCAGCAGCGAAGAAGCCCCCATTGATCCGTCGCAAACCTTGCGCGGATTGATCGTCGGGTTCTACGCGCCCGAGCCTGTTGACATCTAAAATCTTAGACAACCCAGCAATTTCACCGCGACAAATTTGTCACGCCGAGAGCGCTTGCTAAAGTTTTTGCGTTTTGGGCCTAAAGATCACTTGCTATCATCGCAAGTGACGGGCATATTGGTCCCTGTCAGCCACGCACGGCGACAGGCCAGACCAACGAGACCACCGCAAAGTCTCCAAGGATTGTCCCCTCAGACCTGGCCCTAGGGCCGCCTACCCAAACCGTGCGTGGCTGACCTACCGGCAGGGAGGCCAGTCATGATTGAGTTCACCACCACCTTCGAAGATTTCCCCATCGGCTCGGACCACCTCTCCGGTGAAGTCCTGATCAAGGCCACCCGCTGGGATTGGGAAGCAGATCGCATCTGGGTCTATGCCGGTTTCAATGGCGGCGCCCTCGTCCCCCTCCACGAAGATCTGGCCTTCAAGGTTCGCGAGTGGCTGATGGCCCGCGAAAGCTGGGTCGATGCGGTGGACCAAGAGCACCAGCAGTGCCTGCCAGCCGCTCCGAAGCGACCGGTTCTTGTTCCGGCCTATCTGGAGTGAGCGGCATGACCACTTTCCTCCTCGGCTTCGGCCTCGGCACCCTCGCCGGCTTCCTCCTCTTCCGTCTCTCAGAGCACCAATCATGATCCGCACCGTCGCCAATTTCATCCTTCGCCACGCCATGATCTTGGCGGGCGTGATCTGCATCGCCTTGGTGTTTAGTCGGTCGGACTTTCAAACCACCGTGACCATGGCCTCCGTCTTCTACCTGGGCGTCGTCCTGATCACGCACGGCGTCTTTGCCATCATCGATGCGGCGTGGAGGAAGTGACATGGGTGACGTTGATCAGTCTCTCTTCCTCACCTTCTTTGCATTCTCCGTGGTCTGCCTATCGGTCGGGTTCTGCCTCGGCTGCTGGTACATGCACCTGAAGTTCAATCGTGAGCGGCAAATAACGCGTGAGTTGTTGTCCGAATGGAACGGCATCATTGAGAGGGCAAAACATGGATCTCACGTCACTCAACGCGCTCGACCGGGCTCTGGCCGCGAAGTTCGAGCACCGGCAACAGCGTACCCAAACTTTTCCCGTCCGAATTGACGCCCGCGTTTCCAAAACCATCGAGATCAAAGCCGACACGGTTGAGGAAGCAAAACTTAAAGCCAAGCAAGTTGCTCGCGATCTGTTCGATGCCGACTTGCTGATCCAGGTGCAGGAATAGGGCCATGGCCATCTACCGCAAGAAGTACCGCATCGAAGGCGAAATCGTTCTCCGCGCTGACACTGAAGACGAGGCTGAAATTGCCTTCATGGACTACCGCATGAATGAGCTTGCCGCGATTGGGGATCTGAAGACGGAACCGCCATATCGCGACTTCGAAGCGGAAACTGAAGACCGCAAGAAGTTGGAAGCCATCTTCAGGGAGGCGTCCCTTGGCTGAACTCTACACAATCCCCCGCCGATCCGATGAAGAGAAGCGCCGCGTGCAGCTTCTCACCACGGCAACGGTGCACACGCTCAACGCTGCGGATCGCAAAGCGGAGAAGGATCTGGAAGAAGCGCGGCTTTATCACCGCCTTCGCACAGAAGCGGAAGACGCACTTGCAAAGCTGCTTGCGCAGATAAAGACCGCAAACGCAGCGCGCGAGGAAGCCAAGGCCATCTCTGGGTTGGCCATGATCCGCATCTTTGGATGCTTGAACGACTAGACCTTCTGCGCTGCGCCCTGCGGGGGCCGCCTAGTTTCTCCCTGGGCGGATCGAAGAGGCAGCAGCGCGAAGCGGGCGGCTCCGTCGAGGGCATGTGACGGGGCCGCCCAACCCATCAATGAGTAAGTTTATGAGGCTAGGCCCTAAGACAACTGAGAGCGGCAGTTACGCGAACTGCCTAAGCCGAGCATGGCACACGCGGCGCCAGCAACTCAGTTTGATCCTCGCCAACTCACAGGTGCGCGTCATGACAGAGCAGACCAAATGGAAGACCAGACGAACGACTTCGACGCGCAGACCCGCTTTGCCATCGTAGGCAGCATCCTAGCATCCCTCATCATCCTATCCATCTCAATGGCGTTCATGTGGAGCCCGTAACAATGTCAGCCCTCGCAAAGACGAAGAAGTCAGAAGTCACCGTCCTGCCGGCGCCAGCACCGATGACGGAAGCCGAGCGCTATTCGGCCATCGTCACGCGCGCCATGTCCGATCCAAACGTGGACATGGACAAGCTGGAGCGCCTTTGCGCGCTGATGGAGAAGGCCACCGAGCGCGACAAGGAAGCGGAGTTCAACGCTGCGCTCCGCAAGGCGCAGAGTCAGATGGGCCGCGTCTCGGCGGATGCAACCAACCCGCAAACGCGCTCCAAATACGCCACGTATGCCAAGCTCGATAGCGTGCTGCGCCCCATCTACACCAACGAAGGCTTCTCTCTGTCCTTCAACACAGAGCCCAGCCCGATGGCTGACCATGTGCGCGTGCTGGCCTACGTCAGCCACTCCGCAGGACATACCCGCAAGTACACGGTGGACATGCCGAACGATGGCATGGGCGCCAAGGGAAACGCGGTGATGACCAAGACGCATGCGATGGGCGCCGCTCAGTCGTATGGCATGCGCTACCTGCTCAAGATGGTGTTCAACGTCGCCGTTGGCGAGAATGACGACGACGGCAACGCTGCGAGCGCAGGCCCGGTCATCTCGGACGAACAGTTGTCAGAGATACAAACGCTCATCGTCCAGACCGACACCAAGATTGAGCGCTTTACCAAGGCGTACAAGATCGCGTCCGTCGATCAGCTTCCGGCAGCCAAGTTCGATGACGCGGTTGCCAAGCTGCGCATGAAACTGGAGCAGGGACTGTGATGGAACAGGGCTCAATCGAGTGGCTAGCGGCGCGTGCCGGATCTCTCGGCGCTAGCCAGGTGGCGGACGCCATTGCGCGGACCAAGACGGGATGGGGCGCCAGCCGCGCCAACGTCATGGCCACCCTCATCACCGAACGCCTCACTGGCAAACCAGCAGAGACGTTTACGAACGCCGCGATGGCATGGGGCACGCAGACAGAGCCCGACGCCCGCGCCGCTTACGAGTTCATGCGCGACGTAGACGTGGAACTTGTCGGCATCGTCAAGCATCCGACCATTGCAGGCACGCACGCCAGTCCTGACGGCCTCGTGGGCGACAGGGGCCTCATCGAGATCAAGTGCCCTCAAAGTTCGACCCACATCGAGACGCTTCTGACGGGCGCCATCCCCGGCAAGTACATGACGCAGATGCAATGGCAAATGTGCGTCACGGGCCGCGATTGGTGCGACCACATCAGCTTTGACCCTCGCCTCCCAACCAGCATGCAGCTTTGGATCAAGCGCGTCGAACGCGACCCAAAGACCATCTCCGAACTCGAGGAGCAGGTCCAAGAATTCCTCCACGAGCTAGACGCGAAGGTGAAGGCTCTGAGGGACAAGTACGAGGCGAAGGAGTTGGCGGCATGAAGAACGCTATGCTTCACAAGCACCAACTTGAACGCCTGATGGCAGTCGAAATGCACCGTCTGGCGGAGAACATCGCGCACAGCGCAAGCGTCTCATATCCGATGCTGTGCGACAACGATGATATCGCAAATTGGCGGAGTGCAATTGATGAGATCGAGCGCATTTGGAAGATGACGTACGCCGACGAAGAAGGCGAAGCGCCATGAACAAGGAGGCACTTTTCTATGCACTCAGAGGCGCAGGCTTTGAAGACCTCCACGTCAAATTCGGCATCCCGCGAGAAGATGCGAAGCGCATTGTCTGGGCTGTGCACGGCCGACGACGTGGCCAAGATGCTCAACATGTCGAGATCATCAATCCGGCCTCTGCTCAATTCACGAGAATTGCCGATGCTGGGGAAGATAGGTCCGTTGATGGTGTTTCTGAGGGAAGACGTTGAGGCGTTGAAGGCGAAGCGGGACGAGTGGCGGAAGGGAAGGCAGAATGAGCATCGTGTCTGAAGATCTCGTCCACGACGCCTTTGACTACCTCAACCACCAGGGCGAGGCGGCAGCGAAAGCCAAGGGCGCTCTTGTGCGCGCTGATTTCTATCGTCGCCGCACGCGCGCCAGGCTCATCCTTGAGGCGCCACACACGTCGCACGGTATGCGCGAGGCTTGGGCAGAGGCCCATCCCGACTATGCGGAGATTTGCGACAAGCTGGCGGAGTGCGAGCAGGAAGTTGAGCGGCATCGCAACGCGCGGTCTCGGGCGGAGACAATATGCGAGATGTATCGCACTGAGAGCGCAACGCGACGCACTCTTGGGAGGGTAGCATGAAGCGCGACAGCACCAAGGCCCGACGCATCTGCTTTGACGCCCACAAGTTCGTTGGGCCGTTAGGGCGGCCGATCATGCGTTGCCACTATTGCCAAGGGTTCATTGACCCAGTTCGTGACCAATGGCGCGCAGATCATATCCGCCGACATGCCGAAGGCGGAGAAGATACGGCCGAAAACCTCTGGCCCATCCATCTCAAGTGCGATGTGGAGTTTAAGGCGCCCAACGACACGCGAGAAGTCGCCAAGGGCAAGCGCGCAGGCAACAAGCACTTCAATATCGAGCGCAAGCAGTCGTCATTTCGCAAAAAGCCCAAGGGCGCCAAGTTCGATTGGAGCCAAGGGCGCTACGTGATGGCCGGGGAAGATGAGTAACACCCCAGATCCCTCCCTCCGCCAGATCCTAGAAGAAGTCGCGTCTACATGGGACGGAGAGATTTACGGGGTGATGAAGTCTTCCTCTGGAGAAGTTCTGATGCGTTGGAAATGGGATCGGGAAAAGAAGCAGCCGGTGGGGACGGAGTAACGCGATGGCCAATCTGAGGGAAGACGTTCGCGACCTTCACAAGTGGGGCAATCCACCGTCAGAGATCGCCAAGATTTTGGGGGTTCACGTGGAGCAGGTGCAGAACATTCTGATTGCGCTGGGCTTGGTGAAGAAGCCGACCAAGGCCGTCAAGCAACAGCCCGTTGCCATGCCCAGAGAACGCATGGAACAGCTTCGCAAGCTGGATGCAGAGATCAAGTTCTACGAGACACGCGTTGCGAGCTTGAGGCAGCACCGCGTTGCGCTTTCGAACCTGGAGCAGTCGGGCGCAAACCTAGTGCAGAAGATCAACGAAGCGAGGCGGTGATGGACTTTATCGATAAGGCTTTCAGTTTTGGATACGTGTACGCGCTGGCAATCTGCGCAGCGGCAATCGTGATTGCGCACCTTCTATCCTTGGAATGGTGGTCGCCGCTAATCGTCATTGGCTCGGCTGCGGCCACGCAGTTGGTCGTCAACCTTTGGCCGTCGAAATAACCCATGCGCTTCGCCACCAAACACGCCTCATGGACCGGCTATCTCACCAAGGAGGAATTCGCCTCCTATGAGAATGAAGTCTCCATGCGTGAATGGTGCCGGAAGAGAATGAAGGATCACGAGGCTTCGATCTCAAGGCTTGAACGCAAGGCAAGAGATCGGATGGCGGAAGTGGAGAGGGCGATGAAGGAGGCTGCAGAATGACAATCAAGGTGCCAGCAGGAAGCGTCATTCGGCAGGATGCGGATGGCTACTATGCCGTCCTCCCGGATGGCACCCACAAGCGGATCTCCATCGTGATCAAAAACGGCCTGCCACATCTCATTGCCACCCGCGTCACCAAGCAAGGCAAGGTCGAGATCGAAGAGGAAGCGCAATGAGCCCTCTCGCCACATTCATCCACTTCGAACTCAAGCGCGTCATGTCCAACGTCTGCAGGGCTCATCCAGAGGCAGATGAATTAGCCGTCAAGCTGATCATCACCCAGCAGCTCACCAAGTTGAAGCTCGCAGAAATCCAGCCGGAAGATGAGAGGAAGGTCGCCCATGGACGATGATGCAAAGGAAATTGCGGACCGGGCCTTCTTTGACCGGATCGATGACGAAGAGAGGTTCAATAAAGCCCTCTCCTACCTCGAGCAAGAGAACGCCGTCCTCCACGAAAAACTCAGGAAGCTAGAAATCTCCCTCGCAGCAGAGAGAGAAGCCTGCGCCAAGGTGGCGGAAGACTGGATAGAAAAATCTGAGCGCGGGTTGCAGGCATCGACCGAAGAAGCCGACATCAATTTCTACAGCGGTTCCGCAGATGCCGCCGTTTCCATCGCAGATATGATCAGGCAAAGACCATGACCCACGAAGAAGCCTCTCCCATCGTCGCCATAGGCTACGCAACCACCATCATTGCTCTAGGTGGGAGTTGGTGGCGTGCTTTGATCGTTGCCGCCTGCATCGGCATCGTTTTCGCCATGGGCTGGGCCCCGCAATGGATCGTCAAGGGCCTTTTGGTCCTGGGCTTCATTGCTTCTCTTGTTTTCCTCCAAGCAATTCCGCCACCGGCAGAATGGAACGCAGCCGCCAAATCCATCGCAGCGCTGATCAGGGGGAGAGGGTGAGATGTGGAATTCAAAAACCTACCCAGAGCCACGCCGCATGACATGGGAGGAACTGGGAGCGGAGCGCGAGAACTTCTATCGCGCGCAGGAGGTGGCGCACTGGCGCGCCAAGAGGCGAAAGACGCACAAGCTGCTTCTGGCCGCACGAGAAGAAATTCTCCGGCTTCGAGCCATCGTCGCTAAGGGGGAGTAGAGGGCATGAGCAAGACGCACCCGCTAGACCTCCTGCCCGGCTACATGAGCCCCAAGGAGGCGGCAGAGGCCATCGGATGCAGTGTTAAGACCCTTTCTAGACGGAAGCTGCCAGCGCTGCGGCATGGCAATATCGTCAGGTACTCAAAGGCCACCATCACGGAATTCATTAACCAATGCACAAAGGTCGACAAGCTACCGGCAGAGCCACCCTGCACCCCGTCGCTCGCTTCAAAGGCGGCAAAACATATTGGGTCGCGCGCGGGGTCGTCCCTATTAAGCGGAGCACTGGCGAAGTCACGTCGCGACCAGTCGAGCGAAGCTTTGGCCTTCATATCCGAACTGAAAGCCAAAGAAACGCGCAGTGCGCGGAATGGAACCGAGAAGCGGAAGAACTCTTCGCCAACCCATGGCGGGCCATCACCTTCGCGCGAGCTTTCCAAAACTACCTGAAGAACACGGTTGCCGCGAAGGGCAACGATCGCAAGAAGCTGCCGTGGAAGGCCCAGGAGATCGTTGAGGGGCTAGGCGAGTTCTACTGCGCAGAGGTCAACGACAGCGCCGTCTTGGACCTTGTGGACGACATCTGGCCGGACGGGGCATCGCCCAAGACCATCAACCGCCACATCTACACGCCCATCATCGCCGCGCTTCACATGGCTCTTAGAGAGAAGGCGCCGGAGCTGCAGCGGCCGAAGGGGCACCGGGATATCACGCCGGTCGTTGTCCCTCCCGACGAATGGTACGACAGCGTTTATCCGGTCCTCAGTCCAGACCAAGTTGCCGTGCTCATGTTCCTCGCTATGCACGGCCGGCGCATTGGCGAAGCCCTTTCGCGCACCCCCAAGGATCTGAACCTGGCAACGGGCGTCCTCGACCTGGGCCGCACCAAGACGGGCGTCCGGGTGATCGAACTGAACCAGAAGTGCATCCCCTACATCGCAAGGCCCGGCTGGGAAAAACGCAAGTGGCTGTTTGGCTGCGGCCCCACGAGCGCCAACAGCTTCCGCCGAGACTTCAAGGCGCGCTGCCTGAAGCACGGCCTGCCCTACTACACGCCGCACTCGTTTGGGCGCCACAAGAGCGTGACCAACATGCTCCAGGCCGGTTACAGCACCAAGTACGTTGCAGATGCCCACGGAATGACGGAGGCCATGGTTGCCACTCGCTACGGCCACCTTGCCAAGTCGGAGGTCACGAAGGGACTGCACGAAGTCGGCGGCAAGCTGTTCGACAGGATGGTGGGTGAGCAACCCAGGTTCCTTACAGCGCCGGTCGAGCTAGAAGTTGTATACGACGCGAGCCTTGAGGTGGACGAGAACACGGGGGAAACGCTGGGGAACGAGGCTGAACTAATCGAGGCAATAAGGCTTCGGCGATCCAGCGAAGATGGCGAAAACAAAGAGAAAATCTCCTAAACAGAGTTTCGCCCAAAACGTCGCCCACGCTAGTCCTTCGGAGGGCGACACTCTATCCAGCTGAGCTACGGGCGCGTATTCACTAAGTCACTGATTTATGGTAAACTTTCCCTCGTTCCGCCATACCCGCGTCTTGGACAACAAAGGACGAACGCGGCAAGAACATCCAACGGCGGAATGGGGAAACGCGGGGAAGGCTTAGCAGGTCAAAGATGGCCATTCAAGACGATATGCAACACAAAAACACGCAGGCCCAGGTGCTTTGGGCTTACGTTTACGTCGTGCGGAGTGGTGACTACAGGAAGGTCGGCTATACACTCGATCTCAAGTCTCGCCTCGCTCAGCTACAGACGGGCTCCCCTGTGGAGCTTGTTCTTGAGCAGAGGTTCATTGTTGACCGGCGGTATGTGGCATTTGCTGAATTCGTGCTACATGAGCGGCTAAAGCAGCACCACGCGCACGGCGAGTGATTGCATCGGTTTGAATTATTGTCCATTCGCAAAGGTAGTCTAAGCAAAATGACCTATCTATAAACTTGCCAACGGTTCGGCCCTCGTCTAGTTAGTGTTTCGTCGCCGTCTCGTGTTCGCCGCCGAACATGGCGTCAAATGTTGGGTTCTCCCCGCCATGGCGCCATGCCCTTATTTCGGCGTGCCACTCGCGCTCGCAGGTTTCGCATCGGCCCGCATAGTAGTGCCGTTCGTCATCCGTCAGCACATTGCCGCACTCGACGCAGGCGATGTTGTGATGCTGCTGCGAGCAGTGCGGGCAGTCCATGCGATGCTCCTATTGTGACTCGTTCATCGGACGCCACGGCCCCTTGTCGGTATCGCCCTGCCACCAATCGGACCACACCATCGCCCGCTGGTGCAGGGCATTCAGATGGCAACGGTACGCGGCGTCGCCAATCCAGAAGCAGATCCATGCCATCGCCCACCGCATCGTGCCGCTCCCTATCTGCGCTCTGGTTCACGGATCGTCACGCCCATCACTTCGCAGCGCTTGTGGGCCAGCATGTTGGCGCCGGGCACCGTGCTGGCCTGGAATGCTTTGAAACTTGGCGATGCGGTGAGGGCCATCTGAACTTCTGCCACCGCGTGTCCGCTGAACGCATGAGGCCGCAAGACGATCTCGGCAACATCGATGCCTGGCCCGATGCTGCGAAGGCAAGCTCGCAGCGTAGAGATTGCGCCCATCAACTCTTCCAGCTTGTCGTTCATCCTGCCGCTCGTCATGTTGAGTGTTGATCGGTGCGCGGCATGCGGTCCTGCCACATGACGTGCAGCTTCCATCCGAAGGGCAGTCGTACATCGCGACCGCCTGTCGAATTGTACTGATATGGCGGCTTCCACTCTCCACGCTCTAAGCGCGTCTGCCAGAGCCATGTGATGCTTGATCGGGGATGATAGGCGGCGGGGCAGAACGTCCCGTCGTTCCAATACGACCACAGCGATAAGCCGCCGATCTGCAAACGCGGGAAGCCCCACGGGGCAAGGTACTTGCTTCCGATGCGGATGCGTACGGGGCCGAGTGCGATCCAGTTGCCCATCTCAAATCACCTTTGTCGATTTCCACAGGCCCGACGACTTCGGCAGCAGATAGCGCCGAGTCTCGCAACGGCGCATCGCCCAACCGGAGCGCGGAAACCAGATGCGTTGCCGAATGCGGCGGCCTCTCATCTTCGCTGTGTGGCTTCTGAACATCCCAGGCTCGTTTCGTTCACAGGGTTTCTACGTAAAGCATCACAGGCGGCTGACCGCCAACGACGCGCAACACGATCTTGGCACCAGCCGCAATCGCCGCCATCTCGTCTGGCGTCGGCTCCCAAGCGCTCTCCCACACATTGTCCGTGACGCGCACGGCCAGATGGCAACACTGACCGTCTTCCTCTGGCTTCCAGCCTTTGGGCGCGCCGAGGTAATGCGTAGCGCCAGAGATGCGTGCGGGGATCATCGGCGTGCCACCATTTGCTTTTGAAGAGCCTTCACCCATGCCATGTGCGAGCGGATGCCGTAGCGGCGCAGGTATGGGCGCGCGGCGCGCACGTCAGGGTGTCGCGTTTTGTAGAGTGCCCATCGCGGAAACATGGCAGGCCGACTGCGGCGCATAGTTCGTCTCAGCAGCATTTTTTTTGGCTCCCTCATTGCTTCCATTTGTCTGTGATCGCGCGCACCGCAAGTATGTCGTCAGGCACTGGCCCAAGCTTGTGGTGATCGCGCACGATGCGCTTGAACGGTCCCGGCTTTCCGCGCTCGCATGCGTCGCGGTCCTTCACCGTCACGAAGCCGTGCAAGTCGTCTTCCGGCTCGCCGGGGCTCCACCATGTCCAGACTTGCGCCATGCTGATATTCCCCTTGTTACCGCAGCCCGTGAAGCTGCTTGTACGCCGCGACAAGAGCCTTGATCTCGAAATCGGTGATGCGCCCGCTTTGGCCATTGCGTGCGATAACCAGAATGGTCTCCAGATCACTTTCAGTCAGGGGAAGCGGCGCTCCCGTCATCGGTGATCTCTCCGTATGCGTCATCTTTCGCTCCGTCACTTCGTTGCTGCAATTTCGCGAATGCGGCGCTCGTGCTGGATCAGGGCGCGCGCGACACGTTCAATGAGATGATTGCGACCAGCGCCAACCATACCGCGACCGTCTGCGTCATAGATCGCCTTGCGCGCGAGCGCCATGGCGTCTTCCCACTTCGTTTCCTGATCCATGCACCGCTCCTCTACTTAGCGCCGTGTTTATTCGGAAGTGGCAGCCAGCCTGCGAAGCAGTCCTCGCCGAACTGCGCGGCGCCCGCCACTGACCTCCACATGGTCGGCCCGAAGAATGCACGGCTTGGCTCGTACCAAATCTCGCGCCACTCCAGCACGTGCCGATCCGTATCCTCGATGCCAACGCGCTCAAGCGCGAGGAAGTGGCTGCCGTCTCTCGGCGCCTCGTCCATGTTTCTGATCATCAGCCTCTCCTCTACTTCGTCGCCCATATCGCAAAAGCGATGCTCAGACCCAGCAGTAGACCGAGCGCCCATCCGACGCGGAACGCAAACGTGTCACTCATGATCGTCGCATCCGCACACGCCGACCACGACATCAACCATGCCCGTACCGATGCACTCCTCGCACTGGCCGTCGTCGCGCTCCATGCTGGGCGACACATCACCTTGGCGTGGCTGGCTGCTGACGTAGCGGCGTCCTTCGCCGTCGCATGCCTCACACTTCACTGTGCGAACGTCCGGCAATCCGAAGTCTGCTGAAGGCGGGTCCCATTCGATCTGGCTGCGCATCTGGCTCTCCCCTACTTAGCGCCGTGTTTGTTCGGAAGTGGTAGCCAGCCTGCGAAACAGTCCTCGCCGAACTGAGCGGCGCCTGCTTGTGACATCCACATCGTCGGCCCGAAGAATGCACGGCTTGGCTCGTACCAAATCTCGCGCCACTCCAGCACATGCCGATCCGTATCCTCAATGCCAACGCGCTCCAGCGCGAGGAAGTGGCTGCCGTCTCTCGGCGCCTCGTCCATGTTTCTGATCATCAGCCTCTCCTGCCCTTCACTCAGATTTCTGCGAAGATGCGCGCTCGTCTCTGCCTTTGCACCATCCAAGGGTGTAGGCCATCGAGCACCGTCGCGGATGCCCAACGCCTCGCAGCGCGGCATCATAGCCAGCCTGCCAAGAGGAATAATCGGTCGGTTGGTCGCTCTGCATCATCGGCTCCCTATGTTCTTGCGGAAGCCAGCAACGCGTCACGCTGGGCGGCAAGCTTGCGCTGCATCCTGATGGTTTGAACACGCAAGACGATGCCGACGAGCGTCATGCCGAACGCCACGTATACGAGCCACGCTGGCGCCGTGATGGTCACTGGTTCCCACATGCTTTCCCTCCCTATGTGCGCTTCGGCTGGCGAGCATTCCACTCGCGAACCATCTCTTGCCACGTCTCAAATCCTAGACCGTCGTCGCCAAGCCAGTCATGACAATCGCGCGCAGACACTGACCACATGCCAGACGTGTCAACGTGCGCGTGAGCGGACGCGCCGCAAGCGCACGGGCGCAGCTTCGCGCTAATCTTTGGGCGCTCTTGCCCGTCCCATGATGCCGGTCGCATGTCGTAGCCCACCCGTGCCTCCTCTCGTTACCGCATTGGTTTCTTCGGCTTGCCCAGCTTCTTCACGTACTCGGCAAGCTTGCCCTCAAGGCGATACCACTCACCGCGAATGCGGTACTGCGCAAAGCGGCGGTGCAATCGGCTTTCGGCGTCGTTGCCGCCGCTCACGGTCGCAATCAGTTCGAGTTCGTCAGGGTGGCCAGTCGCAAGCCCACTCATGCGCTTATTGATGCTGACACTGTACCCGATCTTGACCTTTTCCGTCCCCTTCACCCGGACGAAGTACACTTGAGAATTGTGGGCATCCCAGTCTCTGCCGAGGTCGTAGCGGCGACCGGCAGTGCGGCCTGATCCGCCCTTGAGCCCATTCGTTCCACTGGCCGCGCGCATCTCCTTCACGATCCGCCACATCATATGTGGTGAGATGTGGCGCTTTAGGCGGACCTTCGCAGCCTTCGCCGCATCATCGTTTTTCTTGTGCTTCTTGTTGAACCACTCTTCCCAGACGATGGCCTTCTCCTCGTCTGTCACGACGCGCGGCGGGCGCCCCTGCTTCCGCGTGGCACGGTCAAATCGCTGCTTTGCCAGACCAGCCCACGCATCCGCGATCATCGCGTCGCGCTGCTTCTTGTCAGACGACTTGCGATCCGTCGAAAGCTCCCAGATCGTGGCGCCCTTCGCCTCGATGCTGTCGATGACTTCCTGCAGATCGTCACGCTTCACAGTGACGTTTCCGACGGGGTCGGCAAGCAAACCCAGCCAAGTCACAACCGCCGTGTCGCCGCCGCGCAGCGAGTTCAACCACACTTGGCGCAGATCGCCGCCGTGCACTTTCTGGCCTTCATCGTAGATGACGGTAAGGCCAGCTTCGCGCAATGCACGCACCTGAGCGGAGACCGGATAGCGGCCACCAATCTTGCGCGCGATACCTCTGTGATCAGGCCCGAAAGATAACATTTGCAAAAAGTAAGACAGTTCTTGCGTTACGTCAAGAACAAGCGTACTTTGGTGTTCAATGAGGCGTGGCTTTTTTCTGAACGCTGCGCAGCAATTCACGCAGGAGACGCCCG